AAAGTCATCGAAGCTTTGGAAATGGATTTCCATCTCGGCAATACTTTTAAGTACATCGCTCGGGCAGGCAAAAAGGGAACTGATAAAGAAATTCAGGACTTGAAAAAAGCTCTTTGGTATCTAGAGCGCAAGATTCAACTTCTTGAATCCCAAAAATGATACTTTACCTTCTCTGGGGATTAGTATTTGCTGTATTATACCATTTAGTAATGGTTGTAACCGAGCAAGATGCAACCCCAGGTGAAATTTTATTAGTTATAACTGCTTGGCCTATAATGCTTTTGATTTTTATATGGTCTTTTATTGTGGGTATGACAAAATAATTTCACAAAAGATTTGGTGGTTCAAAAACTTTGTTGTAGGTTTGTCTTGTTGAACGATTAAAAATCTAAACATGACCAAAACTCAACAAATTAGTGTTGTCCGCCAGTTGGTGGAAGACTACTGCGCTCGTGAGATGTATCTTACTCACGGGTTCTCACCCTCAGATGAGGAATACCAACATATTTTAAACATTGGTGAGAGCATCCTTTGCACCAAATGGAACGTTGGATATCCCGGAGGTAGCTTCGTGCAAGCAGTTGTGGAGAACAACCTTCAACTTGCTGTGACTCGAGCTGATTACATCAATAGAAAGTATATCCCCCTCTACATTGGGCTTATGCAATCTGTTGATTTCCCCAAAGAATTAACTCTTAACACTGAAATCGATGCCTGAGTTCGCAGCTGAAATTGATATTGACCCTGATGAGTTTGTATCAGAGTGTTCATCCTCAGAAATCAAACGACTCATCAAAGTTTTGATTGAAGACGGTCACATCATGCCTCACATGATAAAAACCGATGAAGATGTGAATCTTCCAAATATCTTAGACGAAGAGTGGGATGTGATTTGTGAAAAGATTCGTCAGTCTAGATTGGTGATACCTCAAAGTGACGAGGATACAATTCGTGAAATTTTCAAAAAGTTGTAACATAGTTTGTTAAGTCACCCCCATCTTAAAACGTGGGGGTTTTTTATTTCAGTATTTTTTTAATATCTTTGTTCTATGATTGACAACTTACATCAAATCAAGTCTCTACTGAACTTCGAAAAGGAGGGGGACTTTTATATGCTTTACGTTTTGAAGCGCAAGAAAGACCAAACCACTGACAAGTCCAATCATCAATCCGTTAGGACAATTAAGACCTATTGTGTTGAAAGTGTTGAATACCTTGAGAAACGATATGATGAGATAAAAGAGCTTTGTGAGATGTTTAAAGCCAGGGCATATATTCATGTTCAAAAGCAAAGTCACCACGACGTGTCGTTGAATATGTTGGTTGCTCTAGCTGAGCGTATTCGTAACGGACAACATCGCCAGCAACACTTATTTGATTCTGTTGTTGGTCAATTGAAAACTTTGGAAAAGCGATGGATTATTGATATCGATGGAATATCAATTGATGGTTTTGTTCATACCCCTTTCTACCAGGAAATGCGTCGGTATATTAGTGAACTGCAGAATGAAACTGGTAAGGAAGTTGAGATGACTTTCATCCCGACTAGGGCTGGTTTTCATATTATTGCCTCCCCTTTTAATTTGCAAAAGTTTAAAGAGCGTTATCCCGAGGTCGAAGTGCATAAAAAAAATCCAACACTTTTGTTCCTTCCGGATAGTTTAAATTGATTATCTTTGTAGGATGAATATTGAAACACTCAATCGGTATCACGAAGATGGATTGCTTTACAAGCAAACACATCCTAATCTTCCATTGACTATATGGAACTACACAGAAAAGGTTCAGTATGAGGGACTGTGGGATGAGGTTACGGTTCAATGCCGAGGTCTTATTACTGAAGACACCACAGGCACGATATTGGTTCGCCCATTTAAAAAATTCTTTAACTACGAAGAAGTTGTTGGAAAAGGTGTCATTCCTTCACAAGGTGACTATGTCTATATCCAAGAAAAGATGGATGGTTCTTTGGGTATCTTGTTCAGCTACGAAGACGAATGGATTATGGCAACTCGTGGTTCATTTGCTTCTGAACAGGCAATCAAAGGTCTTGAGATTGTCAAATCAAAGTATTTTTTGGGTTCATGGTCAAAGGAATATGCTTACTTGGTAGAGATAATCTACCCTGAAAACCGTATTGTTGTTAACTACGGTGAAGAAAAAATTGTATTCTTATCCGTTGTTTTGAATGAGAGTTGGACATGGAAACCAACGGACGACACTGAACTACATTGGACTACTGCAAAGATGGTTCTAAAAGCTAACGGTGTTGAGGAAGATGATTTGGTTAAAACTGAACAACATTTCAATTTCTCTGATGAGTTATACAAGTCCTTAAAAGAAAAGAACGAGAACAATAAAGAAGGTTTTGTTCTCAGATTCCAACCCGGTAACTTTAGGATGAAAATCAAGTTTGAGGAATATATTCGCCTCCACAAGATTATGACCAACCTATCCACCACTGCGGTATGGGAAGTTCTCTCGAGCGGTGGAAGTGTGGATGAACTCTTAAAGGATGTACCTGATGAGTTTTACAATAAGATAAAAGAATACGAACAAGAATTATCGTTTCATTTCAATATGATTTTTTCTGATTATTTTGTTCATTTTAGGTCTATCCAAAATAAAATCGGAGATGTTGCTGGTAATCGCGCAGAATTCGCTTCACATGCCAAGAATTACCAATATCCTTCCATACTCTTTGCTATGTTGGATGGTAAAGATATTGCTCCAATTATTTCGAAAATAATCAAACCTGATTTTCGTAAGTTGTAAAACAATTCATATCTTTGTCGTATGAAAATCGTATTAGAAAAAGGACAAGGTCTGTTTTTTACATCAGACACTCACTACAACCATGGGAACATTTGTCGTGCGACCACCAATTGGGTGGGTGCTGACAACCTGACCCGTGATTATAAGTCCTTGGACCACATGAACGATACGTTGGTAAACAGAATCAACGAGATGGTGGGTGAGAACGACATCTTGGTTCATTTGGGTGACTGGTCGTTTGGTGGATTTGAATCCATCGCTGAGTTTCGTAGTCGGATTGTTTGTAAAAACATTCACCTGACTTTCGGAAACCACGACCATCACATCCGTCGAAACAAAGGTGACATCCAACAAATCTTCTCCTCTTGTCAAGACTACCTTCACTTGGACATTCGTAAACCAATCGGTAAAGAGGTCATGAAATATTCTATGGTGTGTATGCACTACCCGATTGCATCTTGGGACGGAATGAATGACGGTGTTGTCCACCTTCACGGACACGTTCACCTTCCACCTAACCTTCGTATTAACGAAGGACGGGCTATGGATGTTGGTGTTGACGGAAACGATTTATACCCAATTTCTTTTGAGGAAATCCGTAACATCATGAAGGACCGTCCTCACCGAAAACTAACCTTACCCAAAGACCACCACGAAAAACGATTGTAAAATGAAAGAACTGTATCTAGTGAGAGGATTACCGGGGAGTGGTAAGAGTACCTTAGCAAAATCATTAGGCGGAAAGCATTTTGAGGCTGACATGTATTTCATCAGAGATGGTGAATATAAATTTGACGCAACCAAATTGAAGGAAGCCCATGAATGGTGTCGTTCAAGTGTTGGTGGTTTGATGATTAATGAAGAACCAAAACTTGTTGTTTCAAATACCTTCACTCAAGAATGGGAAATGAAACCTTATTACGAACTTGCTAATAGGTATGGGTATCGAGTTCATTCCTTGATTGTTGAAAATCGCCATGGTGGTATCAACGAACATGGAGTACCGGAAGAAAAGTTAGAACAAATGAAAAACAGATTCGAAATTAAATTGATTTAAAATGGAAAAGCGATTAGGAAAAATTGAACGAGTGACCTTTGGTCATGGTGGGTATCAAGATAGTATGTTAGGTCTATCAGTTACTCTTTCAGGTGAAGCGTGGGGTGTATCCGACTTCAAAGGAAACTGGGATGCTGAACGAGTTAAGCATTCAGAACATTTCAAGTGGAGTGAACAGGATAGGTCAAAAGGATATGATGAAACCATGAGGTTCTTATCAAAACTTTTGAAAGAGGCAAAGGTTGATAATGTTGACAAACTTAAGGGTAAACCAGTGGAGGCTACCTTCGATGGTAACCGACTTGAAGAATGGCGAATTTTAACTGAAGTGTTATAATTGCTATAAAATATTTTTCATTGACCCCCCTTGAAAGAGTGGGGTTTTTTTATTAGGTTTTCATTATCTATTTATTTGATAATGAAAAAACTATTACTTTTATTTTTGC